GCTCACTATAGACATGAAAAATGGCGATATCAACATGTTTCTAGGAAGAAGAGCCTTTGAAATAACCGCCAATTCGTTTTTTGATAATTTCAAGGATGGTGCTATTCCGGCGAAGGTTCTAGAGACGCTGCCCTCAAATATAAAACAGGCTATAAAAAATGGACAAAGGAAAATCCCTCTAGATCCAGAGAGATTATCTATAGCTTATTACAAAAAAGATGATTGGCAAAAATGGGCACATCCTCTAACTTATGCTATTTTAGATGATATTGTGATGCTTGAGAAAATGAGACTTGCAGATCTTTCCGCTTTGGACGGTGCTATATCAAACATCAGGCTATGGACTATTGGTAATTTAGATCACAAAATTCTACCAAACAAGGCCGCAATTAACAAGCTAAGAAACATATTAGCTAGTAATGTTGGTGGCGGAACCATGGAGCTTGTATGGGGTCCAGAGTTGTCTTACGCAGAATCAAATAGTCAAGTTTATAAATTCTTAGGTTCTGAAAAGTATCAATCCGTATTAAACAGCATATATGCAGGTCTTGGTGTTCCACCCACCCTTACTGGTATGGCTGGTAATGGCGGCGGATTCACTAACAATTTTATATCATTAAAAACCCTAGTAGAGAGGTTGCAGTACGGTAGAGATCAGCTCACTAAGTTTTGGGAAAGAGAAATAGAGATCGTTAGAAAGGCTATGGGCTTTAGAAAGTCTGCACATGTAACATTTGATCAAATGAGTCTTTCTGATGAAGCAGCCGAGAAAAATCTTTTGATTCAATTGGCTGATAGAGATATTATTAGCCACGAGACGATTCTTGAAAGATTTAAAGAGATACCGTCTGTAGAGAAGATGAGGCTTAAAAGAGAGGTAAAAGATAGAGATAAAGAGAATCTTCCTGACAAAGTAAGTCCTTACCATAAACCCGTCGAAGATAAGGAGGAGCAGCCAAAAGATAGTCCAGATAAAGGCAGGCCGCTTTTCAAAGAAGATGAAGAACCAAGGAAAAAGAGGGTAGAGAAACCCAAATCTATTCCGGGGTTGGCAGATTTCATAGTTTGGGCAAATGATGCCTTTGAAGAAATATCAAGTATATCTAAGGGGTATTTAGCCGTAAAAGAGAAGACCAATATGAGGCAACTAACTAGGTCTGAGGCGTTAGAGCTGGAACAAATCAAGCTCCATGTTCTAACAAATCTAGAACCAATGAAGCCAGTCACCGCAGAGGATATTTCAAAAGTTTTGGGGTCTAGCAAAAACATGCCGAACGACTTTAAAAATATACTTATAAAGGAAAAAATTTCTCCCGAACATCTTACAATGGAGAGTTATAAAAAGCGTGTTTTAGCCACTTATGTAGAATATTTACGCTCCAAAAAGTAGGTTATTTTATTTTTTTTAATTTTTTGTGTATAATTTCTTATGGAAGAAATACAAGTATACAAACGAGAAATAAGCGATGGTGTTGGCGAGCTTGTTAAGAGCACCGCCAGCGTTGCGTACTGTTCCGAGGCCACTCTGCACAAGGGTAATCTTGAGACCGCCATGGAAATCATATCTGACACAGAAGTGTTGGATAAAGTTGTCGCTGAGAACCAAGGTCAGATAGATCTACATTATATAGAATCTGTTCTTGTTTCTACAGGATGGAATAAGAATGATGATGTTTTTAGGGCGGAATCAACTTGGGAGGCAAGGAACACTCCAGAGGATAAACAGTTTAACTATGGTCATGATGAGAATGATATCATTGGTCACATAACTGGTAGTTATGTCTTAAGTAAAGACGGCAAAGCCGTTTCTAGAGATCAAGAAGAGCCGCCTGAAGATTTTGATATCATAACTCAAGCTGTTATTTACAACAGTTGGACCGATTCAGAAAATAGAGACAGGATGGAGAAGATTATCTCTGAAATATCAGAGGGTAAATGGTTCGTCTCTATGGAGTGCCTTTTTGCGGGTTTTGACTATGCATTAATCAATCCCGAAGGTGAGGCTCAGATCTTAGCTAGAGGCGAAGAGTCTGCGTTTCTAACAAAGCACTTACGGGCTTATGGGGGAACTGGAGAGTATGAGGGGTATAAAGTTGGTCGTGCGTTAAACAATATATCCTTCTCTGGGAAAGGTCTGGTTTCTAAGCCCGCTAATCCTAGAAGTGTGATTTTAAATAGTAAAAGCACAGCACAATTTAAAACTAGTGACATGAATTCTAATTTAATTATAGGAGATATAAATATGTCAGACACCACGTTGTTAGAAAAGCAACTTGCTGATGTTCAAGCTGAATTGGCTACCGCCAAAGAGGAGAACGAAGCTATTAAGGCAAAGATCGAAGAGGCAAAAGATAAAGAGTTCGCATCTGTAATTGCTAACTATGAGGCTTCTGCTGACACGAGTAAAGCTACTATTTCTGAGCTTGAAGAGACTATTAAGTCAACTAAAGCTAGAGTTGCTGAACTTGAGGATGCTCTTACCGCTTCTCAAAACGAGCTTTCAGAAGCTACGAACAATATGAACGAAATGAAGGCACAGGCAAGGTTGGAGCAGCGAAAAGCCGCTTTGATCGAAGCTGGCTTGTCGGAAGAAGAAGTAGAAGAAAAAGTTTCGGCTTTTGACTCACTTGAAGATGAAGCTTTCCAAGCTGTTATCGCCATGTGGCCTAAAAAGGACGACAAGAAGAAAAAAGAAGACGAAGAAGCAATGAAAATGAAGCCAAAGGCTGAAGAGTCTGAAGCAGAATTGGAAATCGAAGAAGAGGTAACCGCAGAGGTTTTTGAAGAAGTTGAATCTTCTGAAGCTACCTTGGTTGAATCTCAGGAAACTGACGAAGTAGAAACAACCAGAGCGAGTGTTGCTGACTGGTTTTCCAATAACGTCCTTTCTAAATAAATAATTTTTATACACAATAGGAGATAGAAAAAATGGCTCTTAAAGCAGATAGATACGAAGAATCAACAGATATCAGCTATTTCTACAATGCTGGTACGGCGACTCGCGGTGGCGTTGTTTGTTTGGATACAGCGACGGTAGCGGGTGCTTCTGGTGCGGCTCTAGATCAAGGCGAAAACCTTGTTTCTTATCAAGCAGCCGCAGCAACTGACGTTCCAGTCGGTATTTTACTGAATGACGTTGTTAATAAAGACCTTACTAGAACTCACATCAACCAACATAAAGATGAAGTTCAAAAAGGTGGTAAAGTAACTGTTATGACTCGTGGCTGGGTTGTGACTAGTAACATTACTGGTACTCCTACCGCCGGGCAATTGGCTTATGCCGATGCTACGGGTGGAACCGCTGGTAATATTGCTGTAGATGTTAATGCACTTGGTAGTGCGACAGCCTCTGGTAACTTGGCTATTGGTCGATTTATGTCTCGAAAAGACGCAGACGGCTACGCTAAAGTTTATGTTAACCTGCCTAACCATGGTGCATCTAATCCAACTGCTGCGGCATAACCCCTAAAATTAAGGAGAAATTTATAATGTCATATACAGAAAGACCTAGCGATGAATTTATCGCACTTCTGAAGAAATCTGGCGATAGCGACCAAAACGTCGCATACGCTGCACAGCGTGAATTCGCTAAAGCATTAGAGCTTCCTTTGCGTAAGGGTGTTCTTGTTGGAAATATCCTTGGTGATATTTTTGAAGTTATTAACGTCGAGCCGGGAGCTTCTACTGAATATCCTCTCGACCTCATTTCTCCCGGACTTGAAGGTGAGCACGTAGCTTACACCAATCCGGGCCACGGTCGCGTTCCCGAAAGAGCGGTTGAGGGCGACTATGTAATGATCCCAACCTACAGCATTACCTCTAGCATTGATTACTTGCTACGTTTTGCTCGTGAGGCTCGTTGGGATATCGTTGGGCGTGCCATGCAAGTCTTGGAAGCTGGTTTTACCAAGAAGATGAATGATGATGGATGGCACACCATTCTCGCAGCGGGCGTTGATCGTAACATTTTGGTTTACGACGGCGATGCTACCGCTGGGATGTTTAGCAAACGATTGGTATCTTTGATGCAGACTGTTATGCGTAGAAATGCTGGCGGTAACACTGGATCTGCCAATCGCGGTCGCCTGACTGATCTTTATGTTTCTCCCGAAGCATTGGAAGATGTCAGAAACTGGGGTCTGGACCAGATCGACGAGGTGACTCGACGAGAAATCTACACCGCAAGCGAAGGCGGTGCCCCAATCACCAGAATCTTTGGTGTAAATCTGCACGATCTTGATGAGCTTGGCGAAGGTCAAGAATATCAGACGTTCTTTACTTCAGGATTGAGTGGTGCAGTTCAGACTTCCGATGTCGAGCTTGTCGTTGGACTTGATCAGTCCTCAAATGACAGCTTTGTCATGCCAATGAAGCAGCAGCTTGAAGTGTTTGAAGACCCTGCTCTTCACAGGCAACAGCGTGCTGGCTACTACGGATTTGCTGAACTTGGATTTGGCGTTCTTGATAATAGAAGAGTTATTTTAGGCTCGTTCTAATTAACATTTCTATACTACGCTTCCAAAAGGGAGTCGTCTCCAAAATACCGGAGGCGGCTCTTTTTTTGTGTATAATAGGTAGATAGATCTTTACTTCCAAAGGACTTTTTAAGGAGTTTTTCATGGCAGCGTTATCAGATTATCTAGAATCTGGCCTTCTTAACCATCTTTTTAGGGGGGCAACCTTTAGCAAACCCTCTAATATAGCAATCGCCCTGACCAGTGGCGTACCCAAAGATTCAGATACAGGTGTAAATTTACACAACGGCGGAACCCTGTGGGAATTGCCGTCTGGCACATCGCCAACTGACGGTTCAGCTCAACAACTTACTGGTTATGCAAGAATAAGTCTTGGTGATCCTAGCTCTGCGGGTGATGGCAAGTGGGACCACGAGGCAGATGATATAGATGTTGGTAGTGGTGTAATTAAGAATGCGTCCTCTTTCTTGTTTGACACAGGAGAAGGTTCAGCAGCACTAGTTGATTGGGGCTGGGTCTCTGGAATCGCTATTGTCGATTCGGGAGAATGGGGCACTGGAAACCTATTAATGTGGGCGGCACTTGATAATCCTCGCATTATTTATACTGGAGATACTGTAAAATTTGATGCTTCGACTTTACAAATTAGCTTTAAATAAGTTTTTATAGGTTTTTTATAACATGATTCTATCAAAAGCAGAGTTCTTAGCGTCTTTAGTTGACTTACTACCAGACAACTCTACTCAACAAATCTCCCCAGAGGATTTGAGGACTAGTTTAACTCATGTAGCAGATTCAGTACATAATTTTCTAATTGGTACTAAGATAGATTCTGCAAACATAGCTAGTCCAGATACTAGAACTACTAGGGTTGGTGACTTAGCCCTAGATAAATTACAATATGCTGGCAGAACTAGCGTTGACAATTCTGCTTTTGGTTATTATGCCCTTGGTGCTAATTATAGTGGCTCTAAGAATACTGCTGTTGGATCTCATTCTATAGGCTGTAATCTATACGGTGACTATAATACCGCCGTTGGAATAAACTCATTAGCTGGAAACACTATTGGTTCTGGCAATGTCAGTATAGGCGGTTTATCTCTACAAACCAACAGAAAAGGTGACTTCAACATTGCTATTGGCCACGGTGCTGGTAGTCACATTGGTGAAGATGTAAGTTATAAGTTCTATCTTGGCGTAGACCCTATAGACACAGAATCAGATTGTGACGCATTGTCTGCTTCTGGTGCTTTACCCCTCTTATATGGTGATACATCAACTCTGCAACTTGCTGTTGCCACCCAAGTATTGCATAATTATGGAACTGTTCAGGTTTCTGGAGATGTTTCACCTTCTGCAAGCGGTTCATTTAATCTAGGTAATGGCTCTTACCCTTGGAACTCAGTCAATGAAATAGTATACTTCTCTGGTCAAAAAATTGGGGTTGCAACAAGTACTCCATCTGGTGATCATGGGTTAATGACTGTGGCTGGCGACATTATCCCAGCAGAAAATGCTATATACTCTCTAGGTTGGTCAGACGGTTCGGTTGGCGGTGAAAAACTACTATGGGATGGATATTTTAATGATATTCTAGTTAGCGGTAACGCTATCATCAACGACTTACAATACCACACCATAAATGACTGCTTATACGACTGTAAAACGCTCCATTTAGCAACCAGTGGCGTCTGCGATACAGAGGGCTTAGGGTTCCACGACGATGCGGTTTGTGGATATTTAAGTGATGAATCCCTAACTGGTGCTGGGTTTGAGATACATTCTAGTGGGTATGATTATAGAAGAGATTATAAATTTATATTTCAATCTCCAGATGCAGACTTAACATGCTTGGAAGAAGACACCCTTTGGTCTAGATCTAGATGGCAATCTAATATAAGCATAGAAATAACTAGTGGTAATCATTTCCAAGGAGATAGACTTCTTGGCGGCTCCAACCTTTCTATGGTGAAACAAAGTGGATGCTACGGCATGTTTATGCGTAGTTATCATCCTTCTGGCGAAACGACCTATATTTCTACAGAGGATCATGTAGATAATTCTTATCCCACCATTGAAGATGTAAACTTT